TTATTTTTGTACAACAAACTTTAAAATTCGGAGCATTGAAAATTGGGCTGGGCCCATTAAAGATATTAAAGAAATTAACCCTGGGGCTGCCGCCTCGATTTCTGATCTGCCCAAAAAAAATCCCACCACTAGGATGGGATCAATCGCTCACGGCCGGGGTATGGTTACTTCATATCCACCTCGCTCAGATACCGCTCATGCAGATGTGGGTAATACGATTTCAGCGTCTGTAGCATATGCCAATTCACATTCTGCTTCAGCTTCGATTTGTGCGTAGCCAATACGGACGGCATCGACCTCTTCTTGGTTCAAACAAGAGAACACAGAATCTACATATCTTCTATGCTGTAGCACACCTTGATTGTATATCTCCTCACCAAAGTTTGATCCGAGGTCTTCATCGTACCATATGTGCCGAATCAACTGCTGTGGGAATCTATGTGCTAGAGCTGCGGTAACCTCTACAGGTGCAGACCAAGCTGTCTCAAATGTGACCGATGTACCATCGACCTCAACTTCGCTTGCGTTCCACTTGGTGTCCCAATTATCCCATCTCCAATCGTACCAATTATCCTTCTCTTCAGTAGGCATCGGTATGATCTTCTCAAAATCGAAATCACGCTCATCACTACGCATGAAATCGATCGCTCTCTCGTTATTTACTTCTATATGATTATAGACCCAATTAGGCATCTTCCATCTCCTCTATGTTTATTAATTCACAATGCTCTTTACACTCAGCACAAATGGGATCAACTTCCGATCCCAAATATGACCTATTACAACAATCACTCACCAACCACATTACACCAGTCTCCATATGCTTGCTTGAGGTCTTCGATCTCATCAGCAGATATCTCATCGACTGACATGGTTTCTGGTGCATCGTTATATGTACCCATACGATACATATGATCTTCCCATCCTAGCCAATCAATAGTCTGCTGTGCTGTATCCTCATCAGTCGATTCTACGATCACATCGTACATATATACAACGTGCTGTCTCAGTCCTACTCTATAGTATTTCTTATCGCTCATATCTCCTCTCCCTCTTCGATGAATCCTACATCGTTACCTTCTTCGTCACTCAGTAGGAATGCGATCTTATTTTGATTACCCTTGCGTAGAATGAATCCTACGTAGCCATCTTGATTAACTCCGAATGAACGTATCGTCCATCCTGCGAATTTCTCGTTGCAATACTTTGCTATCGCTTCTGAATTTTCTCTATCGATATACATTAGCTATCCGCTCCTTAACTGGTCTCTCTACTAACTCAACTTTCTCTTCAACTGCATTCCATCTCATCGTCACATCGTGCATATGCTCATTTACATGATCGATAAGACATTGAATACAGATCATATCAAGCGTGTCTGAATACACGAGATGCTCCGACAGACAGTCGCAATAATCACAACGACCTTCGTGCCAATTTACGCTCGTCACATTAGTCATTCAGCACCTCGCTTTCTATCCATGCTATGATCTCGTCTTGATTAGTGCGAGAGAAGTACCATGTGCAATCAAAGTACACGTTCTCTATCCGCTCTTGCTCAGTCTGAACAACTGGCATGATATTCCCATCGCTATCCACTACAGCTTTAGCACCTAAACGCACTGCTGCTTGGATGTCCTTCAGCTCACAATTGTGGTAGTGAGTTTCCTTGTGTATGTCCATCATCTGTTTGTCTCCGTTTATTGGGTAGCACCATTGCCACCTAACTTCTAATAAGATACCACGATACATAGATAGATACAAAGAACCAAATACACCAAAAACAAAGAGAGAGTTTGGTCATATTTCCGACTCCGGGTGTCGACCTCTATGCGCCCGCACGTGAGCAGAGATCATGCCATTCAGAAAATGCAACACAAATTTTGACAAACATTTATGCACAATTCGCTTGCCACCAGGCCGGGAATAGTATCCACAAACCCTTACTGAATCCTGGAGTTTTACCGCTGCACAATGCGTACACACAATAAGGGTATTGCCAGTCAAAATACTTACAGGGCAGGGGGTATTTAGGGGGGTGGCATCGGCTTTTGAAATTTGCGAATAAAATTAGCTTTAGACCCATCAAAACATTTGTAAAATTTGGTTGACATATATCAGATTAACATTTATGTAAGAAATTATGCATTTACCTAAGATTAATGATCTTTCATATGTAGAGTGTTACAACTGTCACAATTACTTTTACATATACGAGATGCCCGGGGGTATTAATGACCCTAACTATTGTGCCTATTGTGGCGTAGAATTCAATGAAACCATGGATATAACTGATGAAAGAGAAGAGTTGTGAGAGATGCTGTTGCGTTGACTCAGAAGAGAACCCAATCATAGAAATCATAGATGAGAATAACTGCGTAGATGAATATCTTTGTATGATGTGCTACGTAGAATGCTTGGAGGAAGACGATGGCTAACCTACCAGAGAGATATTCACAGAAGGCCCAAGATGAGCGTGACTGGCGTAAGAGTAAGACCAGAGATGGCCAGAACTATAACTACGCCAAGTACGACAAAGAGGCCTATCAGAAGAACTACGATGAGATAGACTGGTCTAAGAAGTGACAGCACAAGAGATATTTGAAGACCTCAAGGAGGCAGATAATAAAAAATTGTGGGCTTACGCCCAACAGTTATTTGAGTTCGAGAGGAAGGCGAAAAAGAAAGCGGACGCTCTAGATTTGAGTGAAGTTGACTTTGAGGATACTGCCAGTATGCGCCAGATTGTATTTCAGCACCTACTAGCTGAGAGCGGCAGGGGTAATGCACAGGCATCCGACAAGTTAGGCAAGTATTTAGGATTAGAGCAGAAGGCACAGGATATAATAATACAGGTTGTAGATTTTGCAGACGCATACACAGAAGACGATACTGTTACCACAGCTGAAGCCTAGATACTATCAGATTAATTGTTGGAAAGCCCTAGACCAGGGGGCTAAGAACCTACTGATTAGTTGGCCTAGACGACACGGTAAAGATGTAACCACCGCTAGTATACTTTCTAAGCGGGCTATGCAGCGTGTTGGCTCGTACTATTACCTGTTTCCTACCCGCAAGTGGGCTGAACGTGCTATCTGGAATAACATAGTCACTATTGGTGCCAGGAGTGGGCATCTATTAGACCTTATTTTCCCTCCAGAGATCGTTTCTTACAAAAACAATACCGACATGAAGGTCGGCCTAATCAATGGCTCTGTGGTCAATTTTAGCGGTACAGATAACCTGGATTTCGTAGGGCAGGGTGGTTACGGATACGCTCTATCTGAGTTCTCGTTGCACAAAGAAGAGGTAACTGGCTTCCTAGCTCCTATCTTAGACGAGGGTGACTCGTGGATTATCATGAACGGCACGATGCGTGGTAAGAATAATCAGCTGTATCGTATGTATGAGGCCAACAAGTCCAGTAACGACTGGTTCTGTGAGTGGCTCACACCAGAACAAACCAAACGATATTGTTGGGTTGGTGAGGATATGAACCTCAATCCAGAGCTGATTGATAAAATCGATCCCCTAACGGGGATGACATATCTCAACGTGCAAGACAGGGTTGACTCAAAGATGATCTCTTATTCACTAGCAAGACAGGAGTATCTGAACGAGGCCGTGGCTGACGTTGCCAACTCCGTGTTCGGTTATGAGATGGTCAAGCTAGAGAACATGGGCAGCATAGGGGACTTTGACCCACCTAACGAGCCTGTGTACACATTCTGGGACTTAGGTATGGATGACCCTACGGCTATTGTGTTCGCTAAAGTAGTGAACGGCCAGGCCACCATTATTGACTACTATGAGAACACAGGACACGACATAAAACATTACATAGATGTAATAAATGAGAAAGGATATCACTATGCAGGACACTATATGCCCCATGACTCGAAGAAAAGAAACAACACTACCGGGCATAACATTATTGATTTTTGTCGTACTGAGTTTGGCTTTGAGGTACGGCCGATTCCCAAAACGAATTCGGTTAGGGATGACATTGAAATTGTTAGACGTAACCTACCAGATATACGAATCAATGAACGAGCTAATGGATTGGTTGAACACCTCACGAACTACCAATGGAACCCCAATACTGGAAAAATCCTGCACAACGAACACTCCCACGGAGCAGACGCAACCCGAATGATGTTCATGGCTATGCACCACGGCATGGTCAGAGACTATATGACAAACAAGAAGAAGGAGGTAAGACAGGATTACTACGATGATCTTGACTTCATAGCATGACACACTACGAAACAGCTAAGAGCCTATACAAATACGAAAGCGACTTCTTTGAGGTTCTTGAGTATTGCGGAAAGCACGGTGTAATTATAAGCAACGATGACGTATTTGCCTGTGGTTATAAAACATATTCGGATTATATACTTAAAAAGTGTTACAATAAACTTGACAAACCAAATACGTGGTTCGTATATTTGCTCGCAGGTGATCCTAGATCAGCGTTTGATCTGGTTGAACCGCTAGAATTTATTTGTTTTGAACGATTTGATAAGAAATTTAGGTTAATAGAGTTCGATAGGATAAGAACACGTTATAGGAGATAAGATGGGATCACCACCAAAACCACCACCACCACCGCCACCGCCG